GAGAACCAAGCGTGCCGGCCAGGTGGTCTGCGACGATGGCCGCAGTGGCAGGGTCACGGTACGGCCCACGTTCGATGCCGGTTTCGGTGAGTCTCACGTAGAACCCTCGCGAATAGTTGCCATGCACCTTCACATCGGCCGGCTTGCGAACGTCCACCACGAAACCTGACGTGCGCTCCGGATCGCCCGTCCGTGGGTTGATGATGACCGCGCCGGCCGTCTGCATCACGTCACCGTGGCCGTGAACAGTCCTGACGCCGTGATATCGATGGTGAACGTGTTGCCCGTGGTGATGGTCTGGGCGCCACAGTCGATGTACCCGATCAGCGGTTTGATGGGTGGTCCGGTCGCCACGGAATCATCGTGGAACACCACGTATTGGAACACCAGCGAACCACCCGATGCCGTCCATGAGAAGTCATCACCGCTGAACGTGGTCACGTTGCCGGTGGCGTTGTAGCTCACGGTTTTGTTCGCGACCGTGAACCCGTTGGCGGTGTACCCGTTCGCCGTAGAAAGTTCGTTCGTGGCGTCACTGAACGCTTCGTGGGTGTCGATGTTGGGTGAGTAGGTGGCGGTATGCAACGTGGCTTTGACGGTGTTGGATATCCAGTCCATCTGCGCTGCATCGCCGCCGGCCTCGCCGCCGAGGATGTTGGCGCCATACTTGCCATATAGCTGCATGGTTGCCATGTGTCAGTCTCTCCCTGCGGCCTCAAGCGTGATGCCACCATGAACCACGGGCGCGGTGGCGCCGGCCTGCACCAGACAGGCGCCGATCAGGTTCCACACGCCACCCATGCGGCGTGGGTAGTCGGACACGATCGCATCGTGTGACGTGTGCCACACCGATCGTGGATCGTCGGGCATGAACGGTGGATATTCCGATGCCTGCGGTGGTTCGTTCGCTTCGAAGTAGGCGTGGAAATCGCCGAGTTCGGAACCGGCCTCATGCTTGCGCAGGTTGCACACCTTGGCGCGGCCCACCACCACGGGTGAGGCTTCATCGCCGTGCGGCAGATATTCCACCGTGATGCGCAGCACCGTCAGTTCGCACCCTTCTTGGTGGCCGTGGCACGTTTCTCACCAGGCGCCGCGGTGGCCTGTTCCACTTCCGGCGGTGCATCGAAGTCCTCAGCCGATGCGAACCACGCGGCGTTGTGCTTGACCGCGGCGTGATTGCCACGGACCAACTCACCTTCGGCCACGTGGATCGGTGGCCCGTCCTTCGTTTGGAACCACACGCCGCCAGGAACCACGCAACGCATGATCGTGGTGGCCGCTGGTTTCTTCGCTGGCGCCATTGGTCATCCTTCCCGATGGTTCAGGCCGGCGGCGCCCCACACGCCGCCGGCCATCGCCGGAGTTGTTACGTCTGCAGCGTGCGGAAGGCCGCTGCGTTGATGACTTTGCTTCCGTTCCTCCACATGAAGTAGAGGCCACGCTGACCGGTGGGACGGTGGTTCGTTCCAACCAGGTGTGGGATGAGATCAGCCGACATGCCCACGCGATCCACGATCGTGAAGTATGGGTCGAACTGACCCATGACCAGGATCTCAGAACCCGTGGTCAACGCGGCATCCATCGCGCTGCACTCCCACGCGGGGTAACCCAACAGGCGTGGTCCGATCTGTCCGGGCGTCGGCACTTCGTTCGCGAGTCCAACCTGCAACCCGTCCAGCCACACACCGGAACCGCCGGCGGTGTCGAACTGGCGTGCTTTGTTGAACACGAAGCGTGTTCCCACGATCTCCGCCCGTGGACGGAACCGCGGTGGCAACGCCTCTTCCATCTTGTACAGGTCCGCGATGACGAACGCACCCGTGGTGGTGGTGTTCGTCACCGTGGTGGCGCCCACGATCAGGCCGAACGGTTCGTTCGTACCGGAACCCAACGTGAACTTGGTTGCTTCCAAGTCATCCTTGGCGTCTGCAACCTCGCGGAGCATCTCGCCCTCAACCTCTGACCAGTCCTGGTCAACTTCGATGGAGAACGGCACGAACGCCTGCGCACGCTGCGCATCGATCGTCGGCTGCGCGAGGGTCGGGGTGTCGTCCGTGGCTTCGGTTGCCTCTGCAACGTACGCCGCGGTGATGCCGGCCGATGTTGCGCCGCGCCAGTTCTTGACCGTGGTTTGGACAACTCGCCCGATGGCCCGGTACGGGTTCACCGAACTGTTGCTGATGGGCATGATCGTCGGGTCAAGTTGGTACGGAACCGGCAGGCCGGTGGAACCCAACGTGAACGCACGCTTCGACCAGGTTTCAGCCTGATGGATCGCGGCCGATTCCTCCGGCATGAACAGTGCCGGCGCCGGCGAACTGGCAGCGAACTTGCCGAACGCCCTGCGGTACGTGGGTGAACCGGTGGCGAGGTAGTACGCCGCCAGGGCGCCACGCGGTGCGCCGTCCTCTTCGGTGCCGTCCAGGCGTTCCAACGTGGTCTGCGCCATCTCGCGCATGCGTTCCACGTCATAACCCTTGGGTGCCGGGATGCGTGAGGTTTCGATGGATCGGATCGCCGATTCACGGAGCAACCGGCCTTCGTCGCCATCCTTGATCGCCGCGGCGCGGTGCGCCGGAAGATCGTAGATGTTTTCCACCTTGGCCGGCTTCCGCACTTGGAAGTCCACGCCGATGGCGCTGGCGTCTCCACGATCGGTCACGGCCGGCCGTGCGGCCAGTTCCGCCACCTTCGCTTCGCGTGCCTGCAGATGCGCCATGCGTTCGGTGATGGCGGCGTGTTCGGCGTTCAACTCATCCCATTCGGCCTGCACTTCGGGGGTGAACGCCTTGCCGGCGGCATCGGTGTGCAAGTACGCCACGCGCCCTGCAACCTCATCACGCCGCGCCACCAACAGTTCGATGGTGTCGAACCTATCGATATCCATTTCGGCCGTTCCTTTCGGGTTCGATGCGCGGCGTGCAACCGGCGAGGCTACTGCGTCAACCGGTGCAGGTGCGGTGTCGGGTGCCGGAGTCGGGGCCGGCGGGGGATCGTGTGGGTGTGCGGTGCGTTCGGCGTACTCGATGACTTGCGCCAACCGCTTCGGATCGTTCAGCACCGCCGGCCCATACAGGAGTTCATCCGTCATCGAACGAACACCGACGGTGGCGCCGGCGTAGGCCGGAAACGTGACTGGTCCGAACTCCAACAGGGATGCTTCGGTCACGGTGCGTTCCGGGATGCCGTCAGGGTTGTAATCGGACGGTTCCGGCCGGCCATCGTAGATCTCACGTTCGACGCTGAACCGCATGGAAACGCCGTACACACCGGCTTCGATGCCGGCGAGAACGTCACGGGCGTATTCGGTATCCAACGGCGTGCCTTCGTAGTACCCACCTTCGGCCTCATCACGGAGAACGTCGATGGACGCGATCGGCTTGGAGCCTACCGATGGGTCTTGCCCATGCTGGAACAACATGCGCACACGGTCACGGTGGTGCCGGATCGTCTTGACCCACGCACCTTCGGCGAACCGTTCCATGAAGTGTCCTTCGGCCATGGAATCGATCTCGGCCCATTCGCCCACCCGGTTGAAATACCCATGGATGACAGGTGCGGCGCCCTCGGATCGCACGCTGAAACCGACCGATGATGCCCGCACTACGTTTTCACGCGGTGGACGTTCGTTCATGCGGCCATCATCCCTGTTGCGTCAAGGTTTCCACGGGGGCGTTCCCATTGGTGGGCGCCGGCAGCGCCGGTGGTCCTTCCGGCATCGGTGGTTGCAACTGCACGCTGAACAGGCCGGTGTGCTTCAACTTGGCGTAATCGCCGGACGTGACTGCATCCACCACCGTTTTCGGTTCGTAGCCTGCATCGATCAGGGTGCGCATGGTCTGTGCGTCCAGTTGCTGCGTCTCGGCCCGTTCCTTCGCATCTTCCCGGAGGAACGCCACGTCTCGATCGTCATACCAAAGTTCGCCGTTGCTTGGTGCGTTCACCAGCGGTTCCAGCGATGCGCACACGTTTCGCCACAACGGCCGCAAGGTCTTGTCTGCGACCAGGCGCCGCGCCGCCGAGAAGTTGCCGGCGTTCAGGCTAGAACCCTGCAGCCCTTCCGATAGACCCACGATGGTCGGGTGAACGCCGGCTGCAGCGGCGATACGCGTTTCGCCGGCGCCCTGCACCGATTTGAAATCCACCTGTTGCAAGTTCGCCCCGATGGGCGTGGGAGTACCGCCCAACAGATGCAGCGTCTTGTAGGCGTTCTGTGCGCCCTCATGGTTCTCACCGAACTTCTCTACCAACAGGTTGAACACTTCCACGGTGACGGCAGGGTCATAGGTGACGGCCAGGTTGACGGTGGCACCGTTCTCGAAAAATGCTTGCTTGTGAACCGTGGCCGCGGAATCGCTCATGATCTCGCGGAGTACCGGCGTCAGCCATGGCATGCCGCGCCGCGGTGCCAACGGATCAGGTAGCGGCATGAAATGGGCCACCGTCTCCGGCATGAGTACCTGCGGCGTCTTTCCCTCGCGTGGCCCACCTTCTTGGTACAGGTAGGCCACCACCTGTGCTTCCATATCCCACGGCGTGAAGTCGGTGGGTTCGTTCCCACCAGGGATGCCGAACACCATGGTGACCCAATCGGGCCGGAGTCTGATGAGACGATCGCCGCGGCGATGCGTGAACGCGTTGCCGGCGAAATCGGCGTCAAGAAGCATCACGGCCAACAGATCGCCGGTGGTGCCACCAGGCCAGGGTCGGTGCAGCGGTATCAGGGACGCGTCACCGAACAGGTTTCCGGGCCGGCCATCGCGACCGAACTGGCGGTATTGGAACCGTGCTTCGGTGAACAGGGACAACCGCGCCAACTCGCATGCGAACACCACGCCGTTCGTCTTGTACGCACTTGACACGTAGGCTTCGAACCCGTCACCGATCGTCTGGGTTGAACCCAGCACGCCGGCACCAGGCGTCAACATGTACTGGTTCCCACCGAACACCATGGAATCGTTCACCCATTGCTGGAATGAGTAATCCCGCGATGAACCGTCAGGCACCTTCATGCCCATGGTGGTGTTCCACCAGTTTGCGATCGTTCCCACGGCTTGAGCCTACGCCGCCGGTCTAGGTGCGCATGGCCCATCGGGCCAGGTACAGGGCCACCGCGCCGGCGGTTGCCAGCCCTGTCAGGAATCCAACCGTGAACGCGACCACGGCCACGATGAACCACGATGGGTCACCGTTGCCGTCCATGGCCGCACGTTACGTCCAGGCAACCGCCACGGCCACCGCGGTGCGTTCTTCCATCGTCTCCGCGGCCTCAAGGGCCAACACGTCAGCCACGGCGCCGGAGATCGGTAGGGATGCGCCACCGCGTTCCAACACGTACATGGTGCGCGAATCGGCGTCATCATCGGTGGTGTGAACCTTGCGCAGATAGGCGTTGGATACGTGTTCGGCCACCACTGCATCTTCGTCATGCAGATGCACGCGCCGGCGCAGCGCGGTCAACCAGCGATCCACCGCCCGTGACATGCGCGTGGGTTGGTTGCGCTCGATGCCCAACACCACGTCATCACCGAAGGTCTGCGCCCACGCTTCGGCTTCGGTGCGCCAGCCGGCAGGGTTGATGAGGAATCGCCCAACGTGGAACGCATCGAACGCGGCCTGCACCGCTTCGGCCACGGCCTCACGTGGTGCTTGCCAGTTCAGGTCGCCACGGCGTGCGGTCCATTCGCCCAACGTGAACCCGTATCCATCACGGGTGCAACCGCGCAACACCACCGCATGGTCGGTTCCTTCGAACCCAAGTCCGATCTCACCGCCAGCAACCTCGCGGCCATGCACCGTGAGTTCCGCCCACACGCGAGGGTCAACCGCACGGTTGGCACCAGGCGTTCGGATGTTGAACCAGAACTGCAGCGATTCCGCCCATGGGTTCTCCGGCTTGCGGATCTCACGTACCAGGCGTGCTTTGTCCACCCAATACGCATCGCCATACACCTGGTCTAGCAACGTGGTGAGTTCAGCGTCACTCATGTCCGGATCGGGGTCCACCACCGGCCGGCGTGCGTAGTGCAGGACGCCGCCGGATGGCAACTCCGGCTTGCGTCCTTCGGCCACGCTGCGTTCACCCAACACCGGTGCGTTCGTGGTTTCCACGATGCGCCCACCCATCTTGGCGCAGTTCCGGCGCAAGACGCCGGCGAGCTTGGTGCCACCGTTGGAACGCGTCCACAGGTGGGTTTCGTCCATCGTGGCCGCGGTCAACCGCTGGCCCTCGCGTGAACCGGCCGATGCCGTCACCGGTTCCAAACTCGCCGCGGGATCATCGATGCGATACAGGCGTGTGCGGCCCACGTCGATGCGCAGTTCACGCGCTGCGTTGGCATCGTTCGCGATCAGGAGTGCGTACATGGCGCCATAGGTGTTGTCGGTCTGGTCCTCACTCACCGCGGCGATCTGTTGGGTTGGCAAGGGTCTATCGCCCGTACCCCACGGAACGGCCACGGGTTCGCCCCGATCGTTCCACCCGTCGAACAGGCACGGGCCGGCGAACTCCACCAACTGCAGGACGCCGGCCACCGGTGATTTCCCGGAACCCTTGGCCTCTTCCAACACCAGGGTTTCATAGACGAAATCGCCGGTGACAGGATGGATACGGAACCACCGCAAGATGCGTTCGGCCTGTTCAGGTGTGAACCGGAACGGTTCCCGATCGTCAGCCGGCGAGGGCAAGAACGTCTCAGCCCACGCCAACACCGCCCATCCGAGGGTCGGGTATTCGCCTTCATAGGCCGGCCGGCGCCACCGCTTGGTCATCCCGGTGGCGTCAACCGGTCGATGAGTGCCGTCAGCATCTGGGCGTAATGCGGTTCGGTGTCAGCGATGCCTTCACGCACCACGATCAGGACCACGCGGAGTTCCAGCAACTCGGCCCGGAGTGCCTGCATCATCGTCAGCACGTCACCGGCCGTCAGGCGTTCCTTGCCCACGGCCCACACGCGGCCGTCATCGTCGGTTTCCACACCGATCCAATCCACGTTCGGTTCCCACGGCCCGCGTTGGATCTCCGGCACCTAGTCCACCGCCCGGAGCTTTTCGTAGGTGGCCGATGTGGCGGTGGCGTCGGTGGCCGGCGCGGCTTCCGGTGGCTTCCACCGGCGATCCTGTTGGCCCTTCGGCGTCACGCCCATGGAATCCAGCCACGTGCGCAACTCGCCGGCGTACCGAACTTCGCCACGATCAACCACATCGTAGAGTTTCGCCATCTGGCGCAGGTACGGGATATCGGCCGGCGTCCAGAACGCAGCGAACCACGAAGCGAACCACACCGCCCACACGTCTACGGTTTCCTTGGTCAACCCGTTGGGCGCCCGTGGACGCCGGCCATGTTGCCAGCCGACGCCAGGTGCGTTCACGAACTCGCCACGCTTCGGGATATTGCGCCGGCGCCGCACCGACGGATCTTTGATGGGTGAACCTCTATTGCTCATGGCGAGAATCCTTCCAGGCCAGATGCAGTTCGTGGAACGCTATGCGCGAGATTCCTTGTACGGCAAAGCGTACGCAATGCCAGCGCCAGGTGAGGCCGTTTTTC